ACTGTAGATGGTCAAAAATTTCCAGTCTTATTAAGAAAATATGAATATCTAAGAGAATACTGGCCTGATCAAACAGAGGCTGCAGTACCTGAATACTATTGCGACTATGACTATGGTAACTGGTTAGTAGCTCCAACACCAGATGTAGCGTATGATTTTGAAGTACTTTATTATCAACGTGTACAACCATTAGATTCTACCAATCAAACTAACTGGTTTACTGAATATGCACCACAAGCGTTATTATATGGTTCATTATTACAAGCAATGCCTTTCCTTAAAAATGACGAACGCATGGGTATGTGGCAACAACAATACACAGCTATCATGAATACTCTCAAAGCAGAAGATATTCAACGTATTGGCGATCGTCAAACTTCAGCATTGGATACATAATGCCATCATATGTTAGCCCATTCACCGGAGATGTCATACAACCAACAGACGTAAGTTATGCTGCTTACACGTTAACAGCAAATTTACAACTTGATTGGCCATCTAATACTACACCAGCAGAAAATCCAGCTGCTCGTATTATGGATATTACCTGTAATGTTGCAGGTCTTAATCTCATTATGCCACCTGCAAACCAGGTTTCTGTAGGTCAAGATGCATTAATTAGGAACATAGGTAGTCAAACCTTTACTGTAAAAGATTATGCGTCTGGCACCATTGTAGCCATTCCAGCAGGTGAAGCTCAATATATCTATGTAACTACAAACTCAACACCTGCGGGTGTATGGGGTGTTATTGCATTTGGTATTGGATCTTCCGGTGCTGATGCCGCAGCTTTAGCTGGATTAGGTTTAATTGCTATATCTACAACACTTAACCAGTCTCATCCATCTTCTGCATTAACTAATTCATATACATTATCTGCTTCAGATCGTGCTCAAACTAAAATATGGTATGGTGGTGCAGGCACAGTGTATTTACCAGCTGCAGCAACTGCCGGTGATAACTGGTTCTTCCTATTTAAAAATAATGGTACAGGCACATTAACCATTGAAGCACAAACAGGTGAGACATTAGATTTACAACCACAAAAAACATTTAACCCTGATGATGCATGTATTATTGTATGTACAGGTACAGAATATGTAACTGTAGGTTATGGTCAATCACCTAATTTCTTATTTACAGCACTTGTAAAACCTGTTACAACAGGCACATACATTTTAACAACATCTGAAGCGACATCTATTATTCAAGAATATGTAGGGTCACTCACAGGCAATGTCACTGTTGTATATCCTCCAGTTGTTGCGCTATATATTATTTCAAATCAAACAACTGATAATGGTTATACTTTAACAATTACAACAACATTTGGTACATCAATTATAGTACCTGCAGGCAATCAAGTATCAGTTATTTGTGATGGTACTAATTTTTATAATGCAAATACAGTTCAAGCAGGTGGTACAACCATTAGCTTAATTGATGGTACAGTAGGTAGCCCATCTCTTAATTTTTTAAGTGAAGTTACTACAGGTTTATATAGACCTGCATCTGGTCATTTAGGTATTTCAATACTAGGCACAGAAATTGTAGATGTTGATGGTACAGGTATAACAGTTGATGGCACAGGCACATTTACTGGTGGTATTTTAGGTGGTACATTCTAATGACTAAAAAAGTTTTTGGAATTGATACACAACCAGGTATTCAACGAGATGGTACAGTTCTTGATAGAAATTTTTATACAGATGGTCGATGGGTAAGATTTCAAAGAGCAAGACCGCGTAAAATTGCAGGTTATAGAGAGATTGTAAGTAATTTAGCAGGTCCATCAAGAGGTATCTATGTTAATCCTATTGAAAACTTTAACTATGTTTTTAATGGTTATAATGATGGATTACAAGTTGTACCTATTAATAATTTAGGCGTAGGTTCAGGCGTATTAGATTTTACATTATCAGGCTTTACACCTAGCAATAATAACTTATGGCAATTTGATGTTGAGTTTGACGCAAATGGTTCTGGTCAAGAATTACTATTAGCTCACCCCGGTCAAAACTTATCAGATATTAATAGTGCAACTGATACACCTGTTTTAGCAGGCGATGTTACTAGTACAACAGCATCTCCAATTGGTATATTTACTGCAACAGGTACAATGACTGCAGGTACACCTACTGAAATTACATTATCAGGCCCTAATACACAAATAGGTATAGGTCAAGTAGTAACTGTTGTTTCAGGCAGCGTAACTATTCCATCTGGTACAACAGTGACAGGCATTACGGGTACAACAGTTACTCTATCTGCTGCAGCTACATTAACAGGTACACAATCAGTTACATTACAGTATGACAATCAAATTGCAGTATCAGGTGGCGTGGTTGTATTACACCCTTATACTTTTGTTTATGGCAATAATGGCTTTATTCAAAATTGCTCAGCAGGTAATATTAATGACTGGGTATCAGCAGATGCCAATGCTACTAACGTTGCATCAACTAAAATAGTTAAAGGCTTACCAGTTCGTGGTGGTTCCAATGCGCCATCAGGTTTATTCTGGTCATTAGATTCTCTTATTCGAGTATCTTATACACCAACAACAGTAACTACTGGTGCCACAGCAACAACATTTTATTGGCGTTATGATGTTATTTCATCACAAACTTCTATTTTATCTTCACAATGCGTTATTGAGTATGATGGCATTTATTATTGGATAGGCGTAGATAGATTTATGTTGTATAATGGTGTGGTAAAAGAAATTCCTAATAACTTTAACCAAAACTATTTCTTTGATAATTTGAACTACGCACAACGTCAAAAAGTATATGCTACAAAAGTTCCTCGCTTTGGTGAGATCTGGTGGTTTTACCCTAAAGGCGATTCAACTGAATGTAATGATGCTATTATCTATAATATTCGAGAAAACTGCTGGTATGATGTAGGTTCATCAGTAGGGTCAAGACGATCTGCTGGTTATTTCTCACAAGTATTCCATTATCCTATTAATGCTGATTGGTTTCCAAATTCTACTGGTGGCGTTAATGCTATTACAATTTATGACGCTGGTTCAGGCTATACAGATGGTGAATACCCATTACAAGTTTTAGATGGTGGAAATGGTACAGGTGCTGTAGCCACTATTACAGTAACAGGTGGTATAGTTACTGATGTTGTTATGGGATTACGAGGTACTGGATACCAAGTTAATGATTTATTAACTTCATCAGCGTTTGATGCATTAGCAGGTGGTTCAGGATTTGAATTATTAGTTGATTCAACTATGAACTTTGTATCATTATATCAACATGAAATTGGCACAGATGCTGTTAGTGGTGGCATACAAACTGCAATTCAAAGTTATTTTGAAACTTCCAATTTAGGTTGGAATACAGGTGGTCCTTCACAAATAAGTTTAGGTGGTGATAATTTTTGGTTAAGATTGGAAAGAGTTGAGCCTGACTTCGTACAAGCAGGTGAAATGAGTTTGTATGTTACAGGTAGACCATTTGCACAATCTGATGATGAAACAACAGGACCTTATCTTTTTGACCCAACAACTAAAAAAGTTGATATGCGTGAACAGCGCAGAGAGTTAAGATTAAAATTTGAAAGCAATGTTGTAGGTGGTGATTACCAATTAGGTATGATATTATTAAGTGCTGATATTGGTGATGTGAGACCTTATTAATGGCATTACCACTTATCTATGATCCACGTTTTCATACATGGGATTCATGGGCAAGTTTAATGGTTGAAGCTTATGCCTCACAGCAATTATCAATACCTGCAGGCGAAGAACATTGGAAAGAATGGGCTGCCGGTTTAAGAGGCATTGATCTTTTTATTAACGATGCTGCGCCTACGCCATATGAATTTGATAATTGGCGAGATTGGGCTGAAGCACTAGTGAATACTGTAAACCCGAGAACATAATGATAAATTTTGTTGAATTAGTAAATCAAGTAGCAAGAGTAGCAAAGCCAGCATGGCCTGATTTTAATGGTGTAAAAACCATGAATGATACATTAAAAGAAGCCGGTTTAGATAGTTTAGATTGGCTGATTGTAATGATTTATTTATGTGAAATTTATGGTATACCTGAAGCAGTAGGTAAAGAATTTTATCCATTAACTATACAAGATTTATATGATTTATTAACGCAACATAAAACTAAAGACCCTGAAACTATTAATGATGCAATTGAGCTAATTATATGACAATGTTTTTAACACATTACAGAACAGCCTCCACAGAGAATGTGGAATTATTAGACGATATAGTCTATCCTCAATATGTGCATATGTTTCCTGAGCTCTTTAATAAAGTTAAACTTGGTATGACATATGTACCACATAAAGTAGCTGAAAAAGTATTAGATCCAGATCTTATGAATTATTTAAAAAATAATCCAGTAGGTCGAACTGCCTTTATATTGGCAGGTGGTAATATGCATTTTGCAGGTATTAATCAAAGAAATTATCCTGACAATAAGCTTAATTATCAATATAGATTTTTACCATTTACACTAACTCAAGTTTATGCTGGTAGAACAGCTCAACTATTTGGTGAGATGGATATGATTACAACTGACGCCAGTGCATGCGCATCTAGTTTAAAAGTTCTTATGGACGTTCAAAACTTAATGTGGTTATATGGGTATGATCGTGTTATCG